TGACCTTCAAAGCGGTTTGGGCAGTTGTCACCTGGCTCTGGAAAAATATCTTTGCCCCCATGTTCTCCGACTTTTTCAGAGACATTCAGATCATGGGTGGGTGGATTGCCACGGCTTATGATTTCTGGATGCCTAAACTCGTCGCTGGCTTCTACACTTGGAAGTCAGTGCTTGAGGACGTTTGGGCATTCCTTGAGCCTAAGTTCAAATGGCTTTTGGATACGCTCAAAGGCGTTTCTGGTTTGGCTGGAAGCGCGTTCAGTGGTGTGGCTGGGTTATTTGGCGGTGGTGGGAGTGCTGCTGGAGGTGGCGCAGATCCATCTTCAATAGGTGGTGCTTACAACGCTTCTTTTGGCGGAAGGATCGCCCAGGAGGCAAAAGCCACAGCAACAAGAATGAACTCCTTTAACAAATGCGCTTATGGCGTTGAAACCTCACTTTCAAAACTTGGAATAAACTTTACTGGACACGCCTACCAACTCAAGGCGCAACTTGATAAAGACAAGCGATTTGTTAAGGTGAATGCCACCGATGAACAGATGAAGCATCTGCCACCGGGTGCAATAGTTGTTCACAACAACAACCCGGCATACAAAGGGCCTGGGCTGGGTGGCCAATATGGACACGTATCCGTAGCGCTCGGCAATGGGATGGAGGCTTCAGACCACATCTCAAAGCAGATGATTCATCATTATGCTGGCGGCGGAAGGTCTGTATACTATCCTGTTGGATCTCAAGGCACCATCCCAGGTGTTCAGACATCAAAGGCGGGCGGTATGGGGAGCGTAACGGTTCCTCAAACCATTCAGGTATTCGGCAACGCAAGTCCCACCCAAGTCAAGCAGGCCGCCCACGATGGGACCGCTCAAGCCCTTACAAAAGCAGGCATGGGCAGGCCCGTGGCGGCGAGCCCAACCCGCTAATTACAGAAGGCCCCAAGCATTCCGTTTCCCTGTGTTGAGGTGTAGCAGATACGACCATCAAGCAACTCTATGGCGATGGCCGTTCCCAATTCAGTGAGCACCAAAGCCCGTTGAATATCGTTATCGACCAGCACAAGGTGAACAATGCGGTAAGTGCGGTCGGGATTGCCTGATGACCTGTATTTTGAAATGCCTTTTTCGATCTTCTGAATGGTTGTTGCGTCCAGTTTAATTTGAGCCCAGGGCTTTGAGTAAACCTGATGCGATGTTTCAATTGCGCCGTCAGGCCCAAAAGTGGATGCCTCAACTGATACGGTATCAGACGGTTTGGTGTTGTGCGCAAAGGCGGGCAACCCAACCAATAGAAGCACCACAGCAAGCAAAATCTTTTTCATGTTCTCACCCCGAATAGTTTTCCCGATTATACCGCGACCCCCGAAAATTCAAAAGTGATGGAGTGACTTGACATGGCTCAGAGCGCACTCGATCAAGTGTTTTTGTACTTCGACAGCGGCGATAATTTGGCCATTGCCTGCACCAGTGAGATCACCCCAGGGCATACTGCACAGGCGACGACAAGCCCGGTTGAGGTGGGCTCAGATATCACCGACCACGTGCGGGTGGACCCTGACACGCTCAGCCTGTCGATCTTCCTGTCTGAGTTGGTCGGGCAGGAAGAAAAAAGCGCATACGATCCTGACTTTGTGGGCGACCACATCAAAGTACGTGAGCGGCTGATCCAAGCCAGAAACCAGCGTGATCCCGTCAGTATCGACCTTGGCCCTGACAAGGGTGTGTACCCTGACATGATTATCACAGCCGTTTCCCCGGTCTGGACTGAAGGCATGGGCAAGAGTCCTGTGATCACGCTGCAACTGCTCCAGATTGTCTATGCCACCACCAAAACCCGCAAGATTGCACCCAAAACACGGGCAGCGTTTACCGCGGGGGCAGTAACCGGCGTGGGTGACAAGCCTGCGCTATTCAACCAAGGGGCAGCGGGCGCAAACCTTGGCAATATCAACACAAAGGCATTGAGCCCTCTGGATATCCTGACCAACAAAGTCAAGGATGTTACACAGAAGATCCCCGGCCTGCCGAATTGGGCGAGACTATGACCGTTCACCTGATCGAGATCCCCCAAAGCACCGGCAAGGCTTTTGGGTTTCGCACCAACCTGTCAGGCGTGCAATATCGCTTTGAATTTACCTACTGCACCCGGGACGACTCCTGGTCTTTCGACTTGTTGGACGCCTCAAGCAGCCCGATCTGCGAAGGCATTCGCTGTCAGGTGGGCATTCCTGCCCTGGCCTGGCTGACAGACCCGCACAAACCGCCGGGCTCGCTTTGCTTTGTCGATACCTCCGGCAAGTTTGAAGATCCTGGCATGACTGACTTGGGTGGGCGTGTCATTATCGCCTATGACGATCTGATCGAGGCTGCATAGTGGCTGACTACAAGCTTTATGACCGTCGCTATGAGTTGATTCTGAACGATGGCGAAGAAGAAATTACCATCGAGGGCGGTGAAATAGATAAGAAGTGGATCGGGTTTGATATCTCCGGCAAAGTCACAAAGACAGCCGACACCGTACCCAATGAACTGGAACTCCAGATCACCAACCTGAACCCTGATCACCGGGCCTGGCTCAGTCGTCGGAACATTGCCGTCACACTCAAGGCAGGATACCGCGAGAGCTACGGGCAGATATTCAAGGGCAACATTGAAAGCGTTCCCGGCCATGAGCACCAAGGCACAAACTGGGTGAGCAAGATCTATGCCAAAGATGGCGGTGCTGCCTTGCGTGATCTGCACTATTCCAAGTCTTTCAAAGCCGGAACCCCACTCGAAACCGTGATCAATGACGTGTTGAAAAAGCTTACCAGCCTGCCCAGCGGGTTGAAGGCCGAGTTTCAGAAGATCAACCAATTGGCTCAGGGCAAGATCGACCTCCAGTCGTTCAAGCCCAAGAAAGCCAAACCCAAAGAAGCCAAGACCACCGCAGCGCAGAAGACCATTCCCGACACCAAAGTACAGCAGCAGACCTACCTCGATAAAAAGCGGAACTCTCGAGAAACTGCCGAGGCCAGCAAACTCAAACGCTCCGAAGTGTTGAGAGGCGCGGCAATCGCTAAACTCAGATCCCTGTGCAGACGTGCGGGCTTGGTTTGCGTGTTGACCGACCTGACGATCAGCATTTACCCCAAAGGCATGGCACTGATCGAGGAACAGATCGTTCTTGATCAGTCTTCAGGGTTGATCGGCAGTCCAGAAAAAACAGACGACGGGTATAAAATCCGCTCGCTGCTCAGACACGAATTTAACGCGGGCTTGCTGATCACCGTGAACAGCCTCTATGCCTCCGGCGTGTATGAGATCAAGCGGGTGGAGCACTTGCCCTCTATCCCAGGCGAATGGGTATCAGACCTCTTTTGTGTGGAGTTTAAAGAGTGACTTACCGCCAATTGACACCCACCGAAGAGGCTTTGTGGACTGCAATCCAGGACTACCACCGGGAAGAAATCCACACCACCAAAGTGGCTCATGTGGAGTCCTATGACAGCAGCAAAAAAACGCTATCACTCAGCCTGCCCCTCACCGAGTATCAGGAGACGGACAGCGGCGACACCAAAGAATTGCCCTGGCCAAAGTTTGACGATGTGCCAGTATCCTTCCCCGGTGGCGGCGATGCGGGCATAACGTACCCCTTTAAAAAGGGTTGTCCTGTGCTCCTGACCTTCTGTGATCGCGACACCGCCGAGGTGCTGACAAGCGATGGCAAAGAGCCCATTGCCCCGGAAAATTATGACCCCAGCCCAGAAGGTGCCTGCTTTGTCTTCGCTCGCTACTTCCCTGAAAAGAACGCAGACGCACCGGCCAATGACGACGACCTGATTGCCTACAACTCAAGCGGCGACGTGGTTTTGAAGGCTGACAAAATCCGGGCGGGTGATGTTGATTGCAGCACGGCAGTCGCTCAAGCGTCGAAGTCAAACACCAATTTTACAAAAGTTCAGGTGAAGGCTGATATTTTGCTTGCCATGTTTGGCCTGCCCATTATCGGCCTGCTTGACGATGTTTCGAGTGCTCACCTTTTCACCAATGACTGAGGTCTGAATGTCAATCTCATGGACTGACTTGACAAATGTAACTGAGACGGTGGGCGACCTTGCGCTCAAGACAAAGACCTCTATTGCAACTGTATCAGGCGGGTATCTGGTTCGTGTGCTGCAAGAGGTGATTTACAAAGGCTCTGTTCCTGTCATGCCCAAGGTTGTAACTGAGTTTATCCCAGCGACAGCACCCGTCAGCCTGTCAGCATCAGAAGTCTCAACAGCAACCGCGAGTTATACCCTAACCGGCACGGGCGGAGATCCAGATACAACCTTTGACCTGATAGATAAAACACAGGCACTGACTCCGCTCAATGGCTCAAGCGCACCGATTGGCACCACTCAGATCTATCTCTCAACACGCATTGTCAGGCCAAACAGCACAGGCGTTTCGGCCTCTATTGACCTGTCCCTAACCTACGTCCCATGAAGGTTTTAAGAGTTTATGGCAGATATCGGAATAGACGCAAGCGGGAACATCCGCATCAGCAACGGAAAAATCGTGATTGTCACAGGCCGCGACGCCATTAAACAGCGGGTGAGGCTTGCCTTGCTCGAACTGTTGGGCGAGTGGTGGCTTGACACCACCGAGGGCACGGACTACCTCGGCCAGATCCTGACCCGCCCCTTCAGAGCATCCGCCGCAGACCGTGAGGTGAGGCGCATTGTCATGGGCGTCAAAGGTGTCCAGTCAATCACGGCGATCACCTGCACCGAAAACACGGTGACTCAGAAAGTGACCATCAAAGTGAAGTTTAGAGACATTTACGGCGATCAGACAGACGCAGAGGTGACGGTATGACAGACTATGGCCTGACCCCTGCTGGCTTTGTGGCCATGCCTGCCCCTGTGATCGAAGCCGAAGTGATCACCTCTCTGCGTGGCATTGCGGGGCTGGAAAGTCTCACCGCAGGAGATGAAGAAGCGTTCGCCAAATGGGCGGCAATCCATGCTGAGCGTGAGGCCCTGATCTGGGAATTGTCCAAACTGGTCTGGCAGTCAGGAAGCCGCGAGCTTTCAACCGGCGCAAGCCTGGACAATAACCTGTCACTGATCGGTAACAGCCGTCTTGAGGAGTCACACAGCACAGTCGCGATCACTCTCTACAACCGCACCAGCAGCACCCCCGTCAGCATCCCGGCTGACAGCCAGGCCCGGCAGTCTACAACCGGCGTGATCTGGGAGTTGCTGACAGATGCCGAGATCCCCGGCAATGCTGATCTGCATACAGGTTTGGCCATTACGGATATTCTCTGGCAGTCGGGCAACACGATCCGGGCGACCTTTGGCGCAACAGACTTTTCAACCGTGGCGGTTGGCGACGAAATTACCATCAGCAGCGCAACCAATTCGGCCAATAACGGCACGTTCCCGATCACGGCGGTTTCGGATGCCAGCAACTATCTGGAATACCTCAACACCGCGCGAGCCAGCAATGCCCTGGATGAAGTGGGGAGCCCTGCCACAGCAGATGTGAACGACTCGATCACTGTTCTGGCTCAGAGCCTGAGTGCAGGCACGTATGAGGCCGCTGTTGGCTCAATCAATGAAATCGTGACGCCCATCAGCGGGTGGGATGGCGTGATCAACCTGGCCGCAGCCCTCACCGGCAGAGTGCAGGAAACCGACAGCGCAGCCAAAGCACGGGCCGCAGTCGAAACACAGTCAGCATCAGGCGGAACGCTTGAAGCAGTAAAACAGGCTGTGGAAGCCATTGATGGAGTGATCTATGTCTCAGCAGAAGAAAACGAAACAAACGAAACGGTTGGCGACCTCAAGCCAAACTCGATCCATATCACGGTGGTTGGCGGCCTCGATCAGGATATTGTGAATGCGATCGGCGAAAACAGAGCCGCAGGCATTGATACCAACGGATCACAGACTGGTACTTACACCAACACAACCGGCGACAGCAAAGATATTTACTTTGACCGCGTGACTGAGATCAACCCGTATATCACCGTCGAAGTGACTGTAACAGGCTCATACCCCAGCACAGGCGACGACACGATCAAAGCGGCCTTGACGGCAATGGCTTGGACACACGGCCAAGACTTGATCAACCTGCTCCTGTTCTCGGCTGTGGGCTCCTCTGGCATTGCACCTTATATCACCTCTCTGACAGTCAAGCAGGGCCTGACAGCCAGCCCAACCCTCACGACAAATATAGCGATTGCCTCAACAGAGGTTGTCAATATCACGGCGGATCGCATTGTGGTGACGCACGTATGAGGGGTCTGACGCAGATCACCAACCACGGGGAAGCGGCTTTTGAGAGGTTGCCCCAGTTTTTCAAGGATGGCGGCAACTTTGGCCAGGCTGTTCAAGTGCTTGCCGAGCGTTGGAACCGGGTAGAGCAAGAGCTTTTTAACGTGCTGATTGGCCGATACCTGGCCAATGCTACAGGCGTAACCCTGGATCAGATTGGGCATGACATTGGCGAGGATAGACCCTTGAGTGGGCCTGCTGCCACAGATGACAACTCCTATCGAGTGCTGATCTATGGCCGGATTGGGGCGAATATCTCGCACGGAACAGAGCCCAACCTTCTGCGCATCCTTGGCGCTTTGGGTGTCGGCAAGCCTCGGATCATCCCGGTCTTCCCAGCTTCGATCACCGTCAACCTGATCCCCACAGCCCTGCTCGAAGGCACAAATTTTATCAGAGAGATCCTGACCATGGCAAAGGCAAGCGTGGCCATGGATATCACCCAACACAGCACCGCCCCCTTTGGCTTTGAGGGGAACCTTGATGCCTTTGGATTCGATGATGGCGAAATAGGAGAAGGATTATAATGACAGTTTGGGCAAGCGCAGCAGGCGCAAACGTAGTAACAGGGCTGACAGCGACGGCTGCACAGTGGCAGAGCAACACCACAGACAGCCGGATACAATACGGGCTGACCAAATACACCTTTTCAGGCTCGCCTACCCTTTCAGCAGTCTTGGCCGGCCATCGACTTGTGATTGCCTCCGGCCAGTTTACAAACCCTGAAAACACCGGCAATCTGTACGTCGTTTCGGCTGACAACACGGCGAAAACGATCACCGTCAGGACAACCAGCAGGCTTGACAACAGTCTGGACGAAACCGGCGCAACCGCAGCCGCAAGCGTGGTCAACAGTGGATCTGTCATCCAGACCCCCAGCGCAGCAAAACAGGCTCAGGGCTACACCGCAGGCGAAAAGCCGAATGCAGCCCAGTTCAATTGGTTATTCAACCTGGCCAGCAAAATATTTGGCACCAAAGCGGGATTCTCAAGCGTCGGCAGCACTGTTATCACCTCTGGGAGCTATATCAACCTGGACGGCACGGGCTTGCCTTATGCTGCGTCTGTGGCTACCTCTGACACCACATACACCCCAAGCGCAAACGATGGCACGTTTGAAACACTCACTGGCTCATCTGTCACGCTTGCGACTCAGGCAAACCGGATCTTGAGCGTCCTGACAGCAACCATGGACGCATCAACCGCCATTTCTGCACCGATCTCTCTGAGATACCGCGAAAATTCAAACACTGTTTTCACTTTTGGGTTTATGAACACGGCTGGCGGGAGTGTCATGCTTGATGCATCATTCTCCCTGTTTGGCTTGTCTTCTGTCTTGAGCGGCGGCAGCAACACTGTTCTGTTTCAGAGCAACCGCAAAACAGGCCGCACGTACTCAGATATTCGGGCGTCGGCTTTTGAATTACGCCCAACGGATGACAGCGGCAACAGCCTGATCTATGTCTCAAGCTTCCCCGCAACAACCCAAACAATCCCCAATACCAACACCTACACCGATCTAACTGGGTACACAACCACGCAAACCTTCAACAGTGGTGTAACCCTGCTGATTATTGCGGCCCTGAATCAGGAGACAAGCGGTATCACGGATGGCGGGCATAGAATCAGGCTTGACTCTACCGATCTTGTTACCCATACCTTTACCGGGAGTATGCGTGATAACGCCGCTGCTGAACTGGTAAACATTGTCCACCTTCACGATCTTGCAGCAAGTGGCTCTCAGACTGTCAAACTCCAGGGAAAAATCAACGGCAGCACATCAGACATCAATCAGGACAACACGGGCGGTATCTTTACCGTTATCGAACTACCAGACACCTATGATGGCGTGGCTTTGCTGCGCTCGATTGTCCCGACAGCCAGCGCAACCACAACCAGCACCAGCGCCACCGCTTTTGCTACCACCGGGGCTGTCACAACGTCTGGCAACTATGTCCTGATGACACTGAGCGGAAAACTGAGTTTTAACACCAACAACCAAAGCATTTTCTTTCGGTTCAAAATTGACGGCTCAAACACAGATACTGAATACGAGTTCAAGTATGCGCCCTCAAACACGGGCGATAAAATTATTGCCATTGCCCTTGTCACTGAGGCGACCCAGACCGGATCGCATACCTACTCTGTGGATTGGCGTACCAGCACGGGCACAGCAACAGCAACAAACGTCCAATTCGGCGCGGTCGAAATCTGCCAAAAGGACTTGCTTGCAGACGCAGCTGCAACAATCACCCTTGACGGCACCACCGGGAAAAAGATTGAACTGGAATATACCGGCAACCTGAACAACAGCAGCGGGGCAGCGGTTGGCCTTCGATTTACCAAAGACGGCACGGCAGTTGGTAAAGCCCTGGAGTTCACAGCACAAAGCGGGGTTGATACTCCATTTACCCTGCGCACCATTGCCGATGCTCCGACAGCGGGCAGCAGTCCGGTGTACCGTGTGCAAGCCAAAACCGCAGGCGGAACCCTGACACTCGATCCGGCAGACTTTTCAGCAATTGAGATTGTGGGGACAGACGCATGAGCGGCAACCTAAGCACCTACCTGAAAGAAGGCGCACTGCTCACCCGTTGGTACATGGGCAACGCTGATGAATGCGGAACCGTGGCATTCTGGCAAGAGCACATCAGCCAACTGTATGCACAGATGCCCTTTCCAGACCTTTGGCGACGCGTCAAGTTGAACGTCTGGCACATGGACCACCCTGAGCAAGACAACCGGGTACAGCGTGGCCAATGGTGCCTTGAAGACTACCAACCCGGAACCCCTGGTTATCAGGTGGCTGATGGCCTGACAGCGACAGAGATCGATCTTGCACTGTTCCCCGATGGCTGGCAACCTGGCGTTTATACCGGCCCAGCCCGGCCATTGACAGACGAAGCCCGCAACCATTCCCGGCTCGCCCTGTCGCATGAGTTCGGCCACTTCCACCAATTCGCCTGTCGGTACGATGGATCTGACGATATTGCCAAGCACATCAAGCGGTGTTTCCAGCAACTGAGGCCCCATCAGGCAGCGGGTGACAACGAGTACGAGGATTGGGCTGAAACATACCGAGCTATCCTCGGTGCAGACCCTTGCCGGGGCTTCTTCAGTGATAACAAACCCTTCAAGCCCTCGCCTGAACTCTATAGCCTGTTGCGTTGTGCCTATTGGCTGCAAAGCAATTTGGCCAACCTGCCTGTCCAGAACTGCACCCCGCAGGCTTTCGGTGTCATGTATTGCGCGCTGATCAACGGCGTAAATCGTTGGCGGTTCATTGACCTGAATTGGCGCGGGCAAGAGTGGGTTCCCCCTGCCAATGGCAAAGCGGAATACTGGAAACCCATTTAACATAACCATCGTTTCACCCTATCGGCCCCGGAATCACACGATCCGGGGCTTTTTTACATTCAATTTTCGGAGGCAATCACACAATGCAAAGTAACCAAGAAGCCGACCCGTTGGCTGAGTGGGCAAAGTTCAAGTCGGAGAATCCCGAAGTCGCGGCAAAGCTTGAAGACACGGTGAAAGACCATGTGAAGCAGGCTGAACACATGCTCGACGGCGCTCCCGGTGACGCCAAGCAGCAGCAGGCTTTCACCTCTGCGCTCGCGGCCATTTACGACGGGGCTGATCTCTTCTTTGGCTTCGCAGGCCCGATCGACATCCTTGTTAAAAATGTGGTTATCCCCGCTTTGCCCGGCCTGATAGACAGTGCTGTGGAGTGGTTCAATCAAGCCGGCCTGTTTGGGGGCAAGCATAATGGCTGAAATCAAGTTGCCTGTGGGCTATTACTCGCAGCGTGATAGTGCTGTATCTGGTCAAAATTGGCGCATGTGCTTTAGCTCAAGTTGCGCCATGCTGCTCAACTTCCTCAAGCCCAACGTGCTCAAAGGCGCAAACGGCGACGATCAGTATCTTGCGCAGGTCTTCAACTATGGCGACACCACCAGCAGTGCAGCACAGATCAAAGCCCTTGCTTGGTTTGGTGTCAAGGCTCAATTCAGAACGGATCTCAATTGGTCAGATGTTGATGCGCAGTTAGCAAAGGGTATCCCGGTCCCCATTGGCATCCTGCACCACGGCCCGGTATCTGCCCCTACAGGCGGCGGGCATTGGATTCTGATCGTTGGGCGTACTGCTGACGGCTCCAAATACTATGTCAACGATCCTTATGGCGATCTCGATTTGGTGAATGGCGGCTATCCCGGCCCAACAAACGGCAATCACCTGCTTTACTCAAAAGTCAATTTAGGCCCCCGCTGGCGCGTAAATGGCACGGGTGGATGGGGAGTGATGGCAAGCAAATGAGCAAACATTTAGACCCCGCACGAACTCAAGTTGGTAAAGAAGGCTTGAGATGATGCCAGAGCACATCGACCCAAACCAACCCCTGACTATTGCTCAGCTTTTGCCCTG